ATCGCTGTGGCTTCACTCATTGCGACCATGACCCCGAATGAATCGGATAACATTTGGGTGAATCGCATAAATCGCGTGGTGTCGTGGCTAGCCCTGAATGTGGGCCGTGCGAAATCTAAGTGAAGCTCTTTTTCCAACTGCTGACTGCCGCGCTCCATGCCTACATCGAACACATCAGGCTTCAAAGAGACAGGCACCTCGACGCTCTTGAAGATCGTCTTGATGCTCTGGCCGCTGGCGGTTCTCCCGCTGACAAGCTGCTCATGGAACGAGTTGCCCAACGCATCAAGCGCGAACGCGAGCGCCCTATACGATCCTCCGACGATCACGCTTAAAGAGGGTAAGGTCTACGAGTTTAAGGAAGGAGCACTGGTTGGTCGTAAAGGTCACCGCTTCCATTCGGATTACAGTTACCGGAGGGCCGTCATCATCGGGGAGAAATGATAAACCCCCGATTCATAGACTCGTTAGTCGGCATGGCGGCTCCCACGCTGGGTCTTATCACCAGCATGCAGGAGCAGTTTGAATACTGGCTGCGCGTTGGGTCGCTTATTGTGGGTATTACTGTGGGACTTGTGTCCCTGTATCGCGTTTTAAAGAAATGAAGATTGGACTATGTGTGGGGCATTCACGTCTCGGGGATCAGGGAGCGTACACGTATGGGGAATATGTTGTCAGCGAGTGGGACTTTAACCGCGATCTTGTGCGCCGCATCGGGCATGTACTAAGCAACAGTCATGGATGGGCTAGCGGTAATAACTACGTCATCTATGACAAATACCCCGCGCAGAGCTACACCGGAGCGATCAACTATATTGCCCGAACGATGCGCGAAGACGAGGTCACTGCGGCGATTGAGCTGCACTTTAATTCCGCGAGCCCGTCTGCCAAAGGCCATGAGTGGCTGTATTGGCCCACAAGTGTTGGTGGTAAGCGGCTAGCCACGGCGCTACGCGATTCGATGGAAGAGTCCTACCCTGACATGGCCTCCAGAGGGATTAAACCACGCGGCCCCCGCCAGCGGGGGTCCGCTTTCTTACGTAAGACACATTGCCCTGCCGTTATCGCGGAACCTTTCTTTGGATCTAACGAAGCCGAATGGCGGATGATTAATGACAACCGTGATAAACTGGCCGGTGTCTATGCCCGTGCCCTCATCAAGCTTACCGGAGGATGAAAGTCCCCCAAAGTATAACCATGGCTGGGGTTCGGGTCCGAATCCGGTTGGGGGATTTAGGGGATGATGATTGCTATGGGATGTATTCCCACAGGAGGAAGCTCATCACGATAGACAAGACCCTCAAGGGGAAAGACCTCCATGACACAATTAGGCACGAGATGCTCCATGCGGCTTTAGGTATTTCAGGGCTCTCGTTTTGTGAGACCTACGAAGAAGAGGCCATAGTGAGGTGCATGGACGAGATCTATTTTCCTGCATGGGAAAGATTCATTAAACGCTTTCAAGCGATTTGAGCAAATGCCCTAAGTAAGCATAGATGAAGAAAAAACTGCCCCGCCAGTTCTCAAAAGAGGGCAGGGGCAAGCTCATTACGTTCACCCCGAACTCCGAGAATGTGAAGCAGGCTTTCGAGCGAAGCCAGAATCTTGGTGTGCTCCCGAATTCGTTTACCCGTGGGGCCGGACGCATGACTGGCTTCCTTGGTGAGATCGGTTTTGAGCTTCTTTTCCCCGAATCCAAATACGTTGGCAATTACAGCCGCACCCACGACTACTTAATGGGAAATAGAAAAATTGATGTAAAGTCCAAGACATGCTACGACAAACCAAAGCCCCATTTCACGGCCTCCGTAGTTTGCCCCGAGGGGAAACCCCTCAAGGCTAGCCATTACTTCTTTGTTCGTGTCCGCAAGGATTTGACACGGGCGTGGATGCTGGGGTGGATAACCAAGAACCGCCTGCTGGAACAGGGTGAGTTCAAGAGGAAGGGGGACGAGGACGAATACGGGTTTGTCTACAAGGTGTCGGGCTACCATATTCCGATCTCCGGCCTGAGAGCCCCCTTGTCCCTATGACACCGTCACTGTGGCGGGGATGATGTCGAATTGTGCCTCTATGTTTACTGTCCAGACTTTCCCGCCTCCCCGTCCCGCTGATCTAATTGGGCGGATATTTGGGTTGGCTTTCCCTGCTTCTTCCAGCGCGGACATTCCACGCCGGACGAATTCAAGGTTGTTCGACATGCCCACGTTGCGCCCGTTATTGAAGTCGTGCAGCGTGACTTGAAATTCTGTCAGGGTTCCTTCCCAGCTTTTCAGTGTGTCGTTCAATGCGCGGCACTTTTTGGCGAAGAACTCAACCAGTTCCGCTACTGCCGAGCGGGATGAGTTGTCGTAAGCGGCTGACGATACTGAGATGTCGATGAAGCTAACCACGCCAAAGCGACCGTAGGCTTCAATTTCTTGGGGGACCACCCAGTCCAGCAGCCACTTCCCGAAGAAGGGGAGTTCCGTCTTGATTGTGGCTTCCAGCATTTTGTTGGGCGGGAAGTTGCTCGTGGCAAAATCACTTACTTTTAAGGCCATGAGCTTGTCACGGTTGCTACTGTCAAGGGCGGGTATCACGGATAAGCTGTTGGCGTCCATGTTCAGTGACATGATTACCCGCCCCGCCCACGGAATTGAGATGGAGTCTGCATACTTCGCCATATACTCGATGCGGGGGTTCGCCACCGCCCGCTTGATGAGTTCGGTTGCTTTCCGCTGGTCTTGAAAAGAACTGGCACTCGTCGTGTCGTCGATGACCCACGCGGCTACGCGGCCCAGATCCTTGTTGAACTTTGTATGGCCTGACAGGTAATCAGACGCATCGGAAAAACCGCCCACGAGGCCGGAGATAACTCTGTTAGACAATAGGCTTTTGCCTTTGTTAGTTGGCCCCACGAGAATCAGCGCCTGTCCTTGCCTTGCCTCTCGGTCCAATAGTGCTTCGTAGAATCTCTTCATCCACGCCAAGAAGTATTCTAGGGTGGGGCGAGGCGTGGAGTTTTCAAAGAGTTGGTGTAACCATGCGTAGAGGAAGGGCCAGTGTGTGGGGTCTCCGTCGTCCGCAGGTTCCACTGGCTCGATGGTTGATGTATTGAGAATACGGTTACCGCTCTCCTCCACCACCCGTTCTTTTGAGAAGACCACTGGAGCAATCTCCGTGATGCGGTTCTGGTTGCTGATAACGAGGATCGCAGATTCAACCTCCGACAGGGGTTTACCCCTTTTCTGTTTCGGGCAGAAGCCCATTTGCCTGAGTTCCAAAACGAGTTGGTCCCTTGGTATCTCAACGGCGATGTTATTCAACAGCTTGAAGAACCGCTTCCCGTTGAACCAGTATTCGTCGAGGAGAGCGCCGAGCTTCTTCTGCTCATACTCTTCAACAAAGGACGGGCCAAAGATGTCCCGCCACGATACGAATCCGCGCCCCGCCCTGTCGCTGTAGCAGATCATCCCGTCATCTGTAACCTGACAACCTTCACGGTCGATCCCATCGTCGATCCAGAACAGTGGCCCCCTGCTTCCGACTTCAAATGGACCCACCCATCGATGCCCATAGTCGGATCTTACTTTCTCTGCAACAACATCAATAGGGATGGCGGTGTCCCCAGATTGCGGTGGGCTGGTCTCGGCGGCTTTAAGAAAAGCCGTGTGGATGACTGATTTGGGTAAGGGCGTCCCAATCTTGTGCCAGTCAGACCCTAACTCAAAATACTGCGACGGGTTTAGTGAGGTCTCGTCGAAGCCAGCGAAGATTTTGTTCAGCTTCAGGATCTTCTTCATCTCCTCGACAAACGCGGCAAACATGTCCGGTGGCACGGGGATCGCTTCTGCGAATTCCCAGACCAGTCGGATATACCCGCTGTAGGTTTTTGACCTCCATGTCGGCAGGTTATTCGTGCAGATGGTTGCTATCTTCCCGTCCACCAGACTCCAGTTCACGGGCGCGTCGTAGTCCGCTACGATGCCGTAGACTTTGTTGGTGGGGTTCTCGGAGGACACCCGTTTTGATGGGGCGCGTCCCTCGACCGTGGAATAAAATACATGTTTGGTTTTTGTATCCGCGCACCACGCCCTGTATTCCGCCTTGGAAGAAAACGGCGGGACGGAAGGTTTGAATTTGGAAAGGTCGGCGGTCTTCCTTGCGGCGGCACTGCGTAGATTTTCAATATAGCGGTAGGTCATTTTGTGTATCGGGTTAGTATCGCCCCTTCAGCGGCTAGCGGGATGTCAGCGATCCATTTTGGTGGGGTAGACATAATTTTCAAGATGTCTTCGAGCACGGTGTCCGCTTTGTCAGCGTCCGCCTCCACCACGATTTCATCGTGAACGTGCATGATGACGTTATGCCCCGCGTCGGCCACCCTGACAAGCATGTCTGAAAAAATATCTCGGGCCAGAGCTTGTGATGCGTTCTCAGCTATGAAGCCACCCCACAATTTGATGGGGATCATCTTGGCCCCCTTGGGGAAGTGGGCTGTGTATTGTGTCCGGCCCCCTTCAACCTTGTCCGCCGAAATCAGACCGTAGTCCAGCACCCGTCCGCTTGGCAGATCCACCGTGAATGGTGTGGGCATTCCCTGTTCTGACAGATTGTAGGCTCCGTTTATATCTATGTTATATTTTTTCCATAAGCGGACCACACTTCCCATCGTTCGTCGGTAACGATCAACAGCCGCATCCGCTTCAAATTTATCCATACCTGACATCTCAGCAAACCGTTTCTTACCCGCCCCGTATCCGCAACCTAGAACCATGGCCTTTACCTTATGTCTGAGTTTGGGGTCTTGTTTAAGGGGGCCGTTTTCTTTTTTCCACCTATGGAACCGAATCGCAAAAGCCTCATAGATATCATCGGTAGCTTCAATTTCTTTAAGCATCTCCTTGTCTTCCGCGAGCCAGCACAATGTTCGGACTTCGATCTGGCTCAAGTCGGCTACCACTAATCGTTTATCTTCTTTTGTAGCTATGAGGTTACGGAGGTTGATCCCGAACATCTCGTCACGCGGCAGGTTCTGAAGGTTCAGGTTTCCTCCGCTTCCACTGAAGCGCCCTGTGTGCGCCCCAAAATACATGCAGCCGCCGTAGTATCTACCGTCTGGCATGGTAGCCACATCGAAGCTCTCCACCTTTTTCTTGAGGGCGTTGATCCTTCTCCAGTTCTGAGTGGCCTCGATCCAGTCGTGCTTCTGGCTGTTATATTCGATCCACTTCCTGCTCTCGGGGTTGGTCTTCGCCAGACTCGCAGGCGGCTCCAGTCCTACCTTCTGGCACTCCTCGTCAAACGCAGCGCGGCTAAGGAGAGGTTTGCTTCCGAGCCACGGGATATTGGACTCGGCCTCAAACAACTTCTCGTTGATGGTCTCCAGTTGCTTCTTCAGGAGGTCCGTGTCGATAGGGATTCCTCTCTGACAGATCCTCCGGTTCAGGGTGCTGATTATTCTTTCTTCCTCTGGCCAGCGGTCACCGAACTCTTCCCACAGGCGAAGGCAAAGCTCGGAGTCTTTGATCGCATAAGCACTGACCTCGGCTCTGAACTCGTCGGTCATCGACTCCCACCTCTTCCCGCTCATGTTGTCGCGGGTGGTCTTGTCGATTTCTAATCCAAAAGCTGTATGAGTCGCTCCCTTGAGCGAGCGAGGAAGGCGGCAATACGCTGCCAGATCCGCCGTGCAATGCCACGCGACGGGCGTGATTTCCGGCCACCACGATTGGGTCGCGCCATATAAATATAAGGTTTCATCAAATGCTGCGTTGTGGCTCAGGGCCGTATTACCAATTAGTAAATTCCAGTTAAACTCTTTGGGGTGGCCGACGAACTCCATGCCGTCGGTTCCTTTTGCGGTGAGCAGGTAGGCGTCGAATTCGGGATGGGAGAAGTATCCCAGTGGGCCGAGCGTCCTGATGCTGCAACGCTTGTCGTAGTAGGTTTCAAAATCGAGGGCGTAGATTTTCATGGCTCCTTAAAAAGAAGCCCCCCACTGGGACTATGACAAACCAGTGGGGGGCTTGTTAAGTGCGGTGGCTTTTATGCGATTACCACCAAGGCGATGCTTTAACCAGAACAGTAAGAGAACACACTACCGAGTAAACTCCGACTGCCCCGCCGCAATACCTGATCTGTTACTCCTCCTCCTTGACCACATCGGTTTCCTCCCCATCCACGAGAGTCAGATTAAGTTGACTCTTGTCGTTTACTGGGAGTTCCATGCCGATGGCGCGGGCCAAGGCGGCTCGGATGGAGATGAGTTTCCGCTTACTTTCGTGTGCGGTCTCTATGCCGTTGTCGAGTTCCTCTATCATGCCGCCAAGCATGACGACCTCTTCCTCTACTGTCTGGGTATCAATTTCAGACATTAGCGGAGGAAGGTGGAACAGAACTTCTGGACGGCCTCACTGCTCTCCTTGTCGGTGAACGTGAGGGACGGAGCATACCACGAATATTTACCCCGACTGATAACTGCCGAGGTAAAGTCCCACACCCTAGTGGAGGGAGGGGTGTCGGGGTTGAACAAGGTGAACGTAGCCAGACGCTTGAACGTCTGACGATACGCGTCCTTGGCGACATTGATGCGGCCAAGGGCGTAGAGTTTATCCCCGATAGGGAACGGGTAGGCGGCCCCTACGTCAGTTTTGTCCGGCTTCTCAAAGAGAAGGGTGATATCCGCAAACTCCAACATGGAGTAGTCGGAGGTCTTGGCGATCTCGTCCCGCTCCTCTGGTGCGTGAGCGATACGAGGCACTTCGTCCTCGTCGTAGGGGATGTCCTCCCTCCAGCCTTTGGTCACAGAGACCGGAATGCACGGCACCGCCGACTCGGGGTCTGCGATGACGAATTGTTTGTCGAGAACAACACTCCCGAAGGGAGCCTCGATCTCGGATGTTTTTTGAACGACGTTGATCCTTGGGATCTCAATGTCGCTGGGTTCAATCATCATGTTCGTTGCCGACATGATGTTTGTTGTCGCTTCCTTGATTGCGCTTGCTGCCATGGTTTCTGGTTTCTGGTTTCTGGTTTCAGGCGAGCGTATGCCGCGCCTCTGAGATGGTGACTATATCTGCTTTCAGACATGCGTCAACAAATTCTTTAGAAATTCTTTTTCGGTCCCCCTTGGGGAACTGATCCCCCACCGCCTTGGACAGTTTTCCGAGTGGGATATTGGCTAGTCCCAGCATCTCATCCTTATCGATGCCGAAGTTCTGCGCGATCTCCACAAGCCCCATGTTGTCCTGAACCCGCTTAGCCGCGCCCATGTTCTTGAGACGCAGGCTGGGGAACTCGGCCCCGTCCTTGGCCATGTTTACGGCCCTCTTCTTCAGGCTGTCCGCCCAGTTGGAAACCATCTTGGCAATCATCCACAATTGCTCGACGACTTCTGGGTCTTCAATTGAGTCGATGTCAACGTCAGGGAGCTGGGGGTTGATCTTCTTGGCTACGGAGACCACTAACCCACCTAATGCGGGACAGGCGTTCTCGTGCCGACAGAAGCGACAGTTCACTGTGGGAGTCAGGTCGGGTAGTTCTGGGGTGCCGTCGTCCCATTTTGGGCGGACGGCTTCTCCCCGCTTGATTGCATCCGACAGTTTCCTGACGAGAACAGGGACATCTTCCCGAGCGAACGTGTGGAAGAGAGTCTCGTTCCTGACGGGAATGTAGAATACAAACGTGATCTCCTTTAATTTTGGAAACTTCTGGAAGCTGCCGACGGTGTAGGCTTGGGCCTGCCAGTTTTTCTCCGGCGGGTCGATCATGGAGACGCCTGTCTTGTAGTCAGCCTGAATTGCTGTGTTGTCGCCGAAGATAGTGAGGCGGTCGCATGTCCCCCATGTGGATGTCCCCTCCAGTTCAACGGTCAACTGGATCTCTTTATGGTCTTCTACTTGGCCCCTTCCTTTCTGGGCGTAGTTTGCGAGGAACGCTTCCTCCTCTTCCACGATCTGCTGGTAGATGGAAATCTCCTCCTCGCTCTCAAGGTTGGAGGTGTCCTCGATTTCCAGCGCCTCGTGTATCCTCGTCCCCTTCTCAGCGGCGGCATTCGTCCCCTCCCTCCCATGGTAGCCTGCACAGCCTGCTACGTATTTTAATGACGAGGGCGAAAATTCCGCGTGGTCGCGGTCAGAGTGGCTATCCGGCATGGGTGTGATTATACACCCTTTTGCCGCCCTGTCAAAATATATTGAGCAATTAAATAGGCGTCGATCATCCCGTCGTGTGGGGTGCGGCACCTTTTGTTTCTGAGCCAGTTCTCGGCGGGGGCGAGTTGTTCCGCTTTCTCCATGGCAAATATCTTGGTTTGCCCCTTTGGGACGTTACCCAGCATTTCTTTTTGCCACTTATGTACGGACACCCGCATCAGGTCATATCCCTTCACCTCGGCCATCCCGACTATCTTGCCGAAGCTCATGGCCATGGACCGAACGGCCTGTGAACTTTTTGCGTGTGCCAAGGGTTCTTCTACCGCCAGCGTGAACGGTGTGTTCAGATTGACTAGCCACTCGTTGATCTTGGCCGTGGCCACTTCCCGCTTCTTGCTCCGCTGCATTGTAGGCATGGCGATCTTGTCAATGACCCCGCCGTCAAATGCGGAGATCGCGCACAGTCCCCCGTCTAGTCCGTTGTCTATTCCGACGATCACTGACTCATGCCCCTCAAACACGAAGGGGATAGGATCAGACCGTCACCACTTTCGGGAGTGAAGACAATATAATTTTTTGCGAGCCCCTGAAGGAAAAAGACTTCGCGGGCTGTTTTGGGGATGACCCGAAAGAATACCCCAACAAGTCCTCGGTGAGAAAATGAGAAGTCATTTTTAATGGGATGATCTTTTCGGATCAGGACGGTAGGGTTTACCACTACTTCCCTTTTTTCAAACAGAGGGGCCATAGCTACAGGGACGTTGAGTCGAGGAAGCACGGGGTATTTGGCCCGAGGTCGCAGGACTTTAGTTGGTCGAGCGCCATTCTGACTTCATTTTTGTTCAGTCCGTGTTTCTCTCTGAGGATAATCTCGGTCCCCGTAATCGAGTAGCACGCGACTGGGGGGTTACGTGGGTGCTCGACGATGCCAATAAAGGCGTCTTTAAGTTCACTGAACAACATGACGCCCCCGACTGGATTCTTTGTGGCCCCTTCGGTTTCTTCTGAAAATCCCGTATAGCAAGTGGGGTCAGTCTGACGGTAAAAATATGGGTCATTAGACGGCTCGTATCTTGCCCCGTCAAATTCAGGCGCACCACTATTGAGGTCGTAAATCATCAATCCAAGTCGATTATGGGTTTCACGGACCCCTCCCCACGATCTGCTTTCGTGTTGTTGAGTATGGAGATATCAATCTGCATTGTGCCGCCGCTGCCGTTCTTTGAGTTGAGGCCGAGGTTCCGGCGGATGAACTGGTCGAGTTCGGATAACTCACGGACAGTCTTGGCGGGGCGCAGGTTCTTCACGCTGTCACGCATGAGTTTGATTCCTGTCGCTGCGGCGTAGTGCTGATATTTGTCAGCGGGGTTGGACTGCCGTTCTGCAATCTCCAAAATCGTTGCGTCCTCTTCCTGTCGTGCATCGTGACCCGCTCGGAGGATCGCCTCGTCGGTGGTAGACTCAAGCTGTTGGTCAATAGCTTCCGCCAGTTCGTCAGTAGGCGCTTCCGTTACTGCGGGGGCATCATTAGGGTGCAGCCCGTTCTTCTTGGCGCGGACGCCCATCTTCTTGAGCCACCGCCGCACCGTGCCGGGGTGGACTCCCAACTCCTTGGCGATGGAAATATTTTTCCAATTCGCCTTATACATCGTTAGGGCGCGTTGTTGGAGGCTGTCTTTAGGTTTGTCAGACACTTTGTAAGGGCGTAATCTCTACAATAGATTATGGCGGTAACGGCTCCATCCATCAAGCAGATACTCGATCCGCGCATCGACCCCAAAACAAAACGTATGGATGTCGGGGGGCTTTTGATTCCTCCGACCAGTCTCATCACTGCTTTGTTGTATGGGTTTGCCAACCATGAACACCTACGAGCGAAGGAGTATTACTTCTGGAGGATCTGCGACGAGTTATGGAACCACGATGACTTGCCTGAAAAGTTAATGGTCCGCCATCCGTGGGCTGAGCAAATGATTTGGGCGGCCATCAATAATAAGTATCTGGCCATTGGGGGGTCTGCGTCGTCGGGGAAAAGCCACACCATGGCCGCGTGGGGGATAGCCAACTGGTTGTCCAAGCCCAAGGACACGCTTGTCCTGATGACCTCGACTACTTTGCGAGAAGCCCGTAAGCGGATTTGGGGGTCGGTAATGTCCCTACTCTCTGTGATTGACGATGCCCCCATCAAAATTCGGGACTCGATTGGCAACGCTAGTTACGTAAACGAGAAAGGCACCCTCATCGAGCGAGCGGGTCTCTCGTTGATCGCTGCTGAAAAAACGCGCACCCGCGAAGCTACAAACAAGCTCATCGGAATCAAGGCCCCCCGAGTGATTTTGATTGGTGATGAACTCTCGGAGCTATCCGAGGCCATTCTTCAGGCGGGCCTGTCGAACTTATCTAAGAATCCAGAATTCCAGTTAATCGGAATGTCCAACCCTAACAGCCGCTTCGACGCGTTCGGGATCTGGTCGGAGCCGATCAACGGCTGGGACTCGGTAGACACGCACACGGCGGACGGGTGGGCCACGAAGTGGGGCGGGGATTACATCCGTCTCGATGGGGAGCGTTCTCCTAACATTATCGCGGGGGAGGCCATCTACCCGTGGCTACCTACGCAGGAAAAGATCAACGAAGATAAGGCTCTGCTCGGCCCCGAATCACGGGGCTACATGCGAATGATTCGTGCTATATTTTTCGACTCCGATGAGACGACGGGGATCTACGGCGAGAACGAACTAACTATGAGCAAGGCCATGTCCAAGGTCGAGTGGGAGGGGACTCCCATCAAAGTGGCAGGCATTGACCCCGCGTTCACCAACGGCGGCGACCGGACGATCCTCTACACCGCCTCGGTGGGCTACGACACAACAGGCCAATACGTCATTGAGTTCGGGGAGGCTGTTCATTTGAACGACGACGCCACAAACAAGGCCGTCCCGAGGACGTATCAAATTGTCCGACAAATCAAGGAGCACTGCGAGAAGCGGAAAATCCTGCCCGAGAACGTGGCAGTTGACGCCACGGGGGCCGGAGCACCCTTCTGTGACGTTCTCTCCGGCGAGTGGGCCAGTGGGTTTCTGCGTGTTAGCTTCGGGGGCAAGGCCAGTGACAAGAGGGTCAGCGCCAATAGCAAGTCTGTGGGGACAGAACTATATGTGAATAGGGTCTCCGAGCTTTGGTTCGTGGGGAAGGAACTCATGCGGACGCGTCAAGTGTTTGGGGTAAACACCGATCTGGCCCAAGAGATCACCAGTCGAAACTACGACATGATCAAGAGTGGCACCCTGCGGGTTAAAATAGAATCCAAACCTGAATTTAAGGCTCGCTTCGGACGAAGCCCCGACCTTGCAGACGCCGCATTTCTGGCCTTGGACTGTGCCCGTCAGCGGCTCGGACTAGTGGCTATTGATCCTCCCGAGGAAGGGAAGGAAGGCCGTCCGTATCGCCGGACCACGATCAAACAGCTAGGCAAGGCGCTACAGAACCACGATGCGGTTTTGCTGGATTGACAGTTTACCGCTTAACTCATATTCTTAACCCGCATTTTAGTCGTTTCGGTATGTCATTTAATTTTTTTAAGCCTACCCCATATGCCAAGTCAGCGGCACCTTCTAGGTATCCATTTTCGTCTACGATTTCTAGCGTTTCCCCTCTACCGCCCGACCCGTTCACGGGTAAGCCTGTCAAGCCTGTGGAGTTAGCCGATATTGACCCGTTTACGAATAGGCCCGTAGCACCAGTAGAATTGCGGGAGCCAGTGTTTCCCAAAACTCCCGCCGTTGTGTCGGCACCTGCTGCACCTGCTGCACCTGCTGCCGCCGCACCAGTAAGAACGCTGCAACAGAAACAGTTAATCAACCCCGAGCGGGAAGCCGAGAGGCAGCGCAAGGAGGCTTTGAAAAAGGCCAAGGGCGAGACAGCCAAGGATGAAAAAGGCCGTGGAGCGGGGCAGGGGCTTGTAACTGGGGGCCTTGACTCCGGTGGGTTTGGCACAGGTCGGAGAGTAGGTCGCAGAGGATACTAAAACCACTAGGTAGTTGTGGCTAAAAAACTTATCGCAAAAAAAGTCCTCAAGGAAATCGCCAAGAGGACGAAGGAGATCAACAAGAGGTATCCCGACAGAGCCACACTTCTTAAACGGGCGAAAGAGTTAGGAATTGACCCCTACAAGCTCAATGTTCGCGGCACCCCCAACTTAGCTAGACGAGTAGCAACAGAAGAATTTCGGAATCGCCCACGACAGTTTCAAATCAAGCCCCGCACCTCGAAACAACTCGCCGAGTTAAAAAGGATACGGGCGGAGAAATTTGGTAAAGCTGCCAAGTTACTTGCAAAGGGGGGGAAGGGGCTAGCAGTTGTTGGTAAACCGCTCGGCAAAGTGGCTACCAAAGTGGCTGCCCCCATTCACGCAGTGACAGAGGCATGGGAAGCAGGGAAGCAGATGGGGGTTGGGGTGTCTGCTGAGGAAAGGGAAAAAATCCGCCGTGAGGCTTTGGAGGAATACTCGGGAGTTGGCAAGAAACATGGCGTCGTTGGAGATATCGGCACGGCTGTGTATGGTGGGGTCTTGGACCCTGCGAGGGCCGCTTCTGCTTTTCTGCAAACATTTGCTGGAAAGGGAGAATCTCCTGTAACCCAAGAGATAGATGAGTATATCGAAAGCATAGGGGCTGCCCCAACGGGGAAAACCACTGCCCAGTTACGCGCCGAAAGAATAGCGCGTGGGGAATCACTTAGCTTTAGTGAGGGTCTCCGAAGAGATATTGCCTCCGCACGGAGAAGGAAATACGCCGAAGATTTAAGCGGAACCGCCGCCTCCACCATGTCGGGGGGTAACGCACGATTCTTCTACGGCCTTGCAGATGACCCTGAGTTTGAAGAAACTGACCTGAGCGCCATACCGGAAACAGATTTTTACAAAGATAAATACAATCTTTACCGAGACCAACAAGCGGCCATTCAGGAAGAAATGGCTGCAACGACCCGAAGAAATATCGGAACTAAAGAGACGCCCAACATTGTTTCAACACCAAAACAGTTTTTTACCGAAGCTGACCGGAAGATTTTTTTGAAAGCAGCAAAAAGTGGGGATCTAGTTGAAATGTTCGACGAAGACGGCGATGACAAATTGTCCCGTGAAGAACGCAAAAAGTTTTTCCTTGTGGGTGACGAAGGGTTCGTGAGCCGAGCTAAGACTGAGGGACTTTATGGGGAAGACATGATCCCTGCTCCTGCTCCTGAACCCTCCGACCCCGATGATTTTGACGCCGCTGGTGGTTCTGATTTTGATCCGAGCGTTAGACCCGAATATAAAGATAGAGGGACTGAAGGTGAACCCGCCGCTCCTCCCACTACACTTGACTACGCGAACATGATGCGGGAGGCAATTGGCAACGAGGCGATTGACATAGAAGAGCGCAACGATACCCTGCGGACAATCAGGGAGTCCATGGTTAAGCAAAAACTCACCACCCCTGAAGAGTTCAATCAGATCGGTCGCCAGATGCTGGAAGAGGCCCCCGCCCGAAAAGCTGCCGCACACGTAGCTTACCTCCGGTCCCCTGAAGGGAGCGACTGGGTAGACGCACCGGGCCTAGATAAACTTGCAGCCTTGCAGAAAGCGCCCTTCGGAAGAGGCACCGCGCTGGAAGGTTCCGTCGGTGGACTCAAAGATCCGTCTCGCCAACTTGAATCCAAAGGCGGGAGACTCCGCCGCTTGGCGCGTGAACTGGAAGGTAAAGGCTACCGCAAGGAAGCGGGGCAAGCCCGTGCCGCAGCGCCACACCGCCCCCTCATGTCCCAGCGGGACCGGATAGCACTGGAGGAAAAGAAGAGGGCGCAGGCGATGAAAGCCGAGGCGGCCCGCCGCCGAGAACAAGAGGCGCGTCCATTCATCCGAGAGGGCGAAGAAAATATTAAAGCAAACATAGTATCGTAAATGGCTGATTTCTCTTACGGCGAAGACATCGCCCCGATGAAGGGCGAATACTTTGGTATGCGCCCCGTGTCCACGCACATGTCGCAGTATCTCTACGAGCAATATGACAGGCCGATGATGGAGATGCAGGCCGAGGAGCGTAAGGTGCAGGCCCAAGAGCTGGCCTTTCAGCGGGCGCAGCTTGAGTTTGACAAGGCCAAGGAAGAGAGTCGCAGGCAGCAGGAAGAGGCGGACCACTTGGCCGTCGTGTCCGCGCAGCTATCTGAGAATCTTAACTCGGAGATGAGTAATTTTGATAAGTTGAATCTCATCAATCAGACTCGCCAAGAGTTGTATGCCACCCGCCCCCGAATGGCTGGCTCAACCATCTTCAATGGCTTGTTCAGCAGCGCAACACAATCTGTCACGGGCACTGCGGCCCAGCAGGATTACTTCATCCCGCAGATGACGGCAGCCGCCCAACTCGGAGATGTGAAGATCACCAAGGAGCTTGCCGACGATGACGGCATCAGAACCAAGAAAGAGGAAGGTCTGATCAAGGTGGCGGAGGCCCATGCGAACAGGCTCACCACTAGTTACGCAACCAAACAGAATCAGGCACTCCTGTCTGCGCTTACCTCAGACATAGGTCTAGTTGAGAAGCTGGGGGGAGAAGGAGAACTAACCGAAGCGGAGCTTGAGTCGGGGATCTTTGATAAGCCGTTCACTCTCAACTATGAGGAGCGGCTGGCAATGGATGCCGTGATGAAGCGAAACTTCCCCGAAGACTACGACGCCTACGCCGGGGGATCTTATCCTACTCCCGCCGACAAGCGGCAGTGGGTTCTCAATAGATTACACAGAAAACGAAGGGCGTTGACCGGAATCGCGAATCCTGCCGCTTCTCTGCCTGATGACAACGTGGCGGGTAAATTTTCAGAATAGTCAATAAACTACATATCCAACCGCATCTGCTATGCCAGATCAAACTGATACCCCAACCGTCAACCCCCTCGGGTTCTCCGAGTGGTCTACTGAAAACGCCTACGACGACCCGCTGGAAAGCAGGTTAAAGTTCGGGGATTACCTCCGCGAGGAATACATCAGGGCAGATGCGTATACTCCCGCCGTCGAGGGAGGGATCAGGAAAGGGTTCGCCGAGTCGCTACAGGCAGGCGGGCTACTTGAACCGGACGGCGCGAACGCGGGAGAACTGGAGCAGCGCATGGCGGACATCCAGAGGGGCAAGACATTCGACCAACTCGCCCGCACCTTCCAGCAGAGCCTGCCAGAACACAGCGAAGATCAGCAGACGTTGGACAAGTATTTTGCGGCTGCCGTTGAGTCGCCTTCCCCCGAATATGCTGAAGAACTGCAACCGTTACGCGAAAAGGCTGACGACGTAGTAAACAGGAATCGGGACCAACTACTGCAAGTCAAGGTAGACGCAGGCGAATTGCCGATGGCCCGCCTGTCGAACGGCCAACTTATCGTAGGTGAAGCCGCCGCACGGATGGATCTCGTAGACGCGATCAAGGTGTCATCCGAGGGGGGCGTTACGATGGGGGATGCGCTGGCCGCACAGGCGCAGCTAGACACACCCGACGGGTTCAGTATCCCGCTGTATCGCATCCAGAGACTGGCACGGGCTACCAGACTCCTTGAAGTGGAGCGCCAGCAGAACGAGGATTTCAACATTCAGATCGACGGACTCTCCACGGAAGCCGCCCAGTCCGAGTATAGCACGATGGATTGGTTGGAGCACAAGGCTGACAACCTTGGGCGTGGGCTTAAAAATTTCTTTGGCCACATCATGGGTCAGGGGGAAGACATCGACAAGGCGGAGGCCCGCCGTGAGGCGGTAAACGAGGCACGGGGGTCCGACATTCGACAGATAGCGGCGAAGTATGCCCTCAAGTTCGACTTGCGCCCCGAAGACATGGAGCTTGCGGTTGAGCAGATGGTTCTCGACAACGCGGTCAACAAGCAAATGTTCGAGTTCCACGACGAGGACGACGACGATGTGGGCAAGAATTTGCGGATAGGGGGTTACGGCCTCCCGACCATGTCGATGCAGGCGATGGTCAACAAGGATGTCTTCGACAAGACCCTCGCAGCAAACCCCGAGCTTAGTGAAGAAGTTAAAACCATGCTTAACAAGCAGCGCATCGCGCACCTTCGATCCGAGTTCACTCAGCTTGACAAGTTCCTGTCGGACTACGGCTCAAACGTGTCCGATGAGTGGAGCAAGGCTCTTATCGTTGGGCGAACCGCAGGCGTGGAGGATTACAAGATCCTTGAGGGGTTCGTTGCGGACAAGGACAACTACAACGAGTTCGCCGAGAGGGCTGCCGGAGTTGGCATGTCATTTTTGAATGGGGTCGGTCAGATGTTCGCCGCTATTCCAGCCGCGTTCGGGTTCGATCCGGCGCAAGATTACTTGGCTTCGGTCAGCCAGAAGAACGCAGATCGCCGCCAACTTGCCTCCGTCTTCGGGGTGGAGTTTGGCCTCCTCCAAGATGCTACCGAGACCGCGTTCCCCATGCTGATTGACATCGCTGCGACTACCCTCCTCGCAGCCGCGACCGCCCCTGCTGGCGGTGCTGGTGGTGTGGCCTACGCATCCCTCAAGGCTGGCGGAACCGCCACGGCCAGCATGACCGCCAAGGGTATGTTCAAGTCGATCACTTCCAACGTGTTTAGGAAGACTGGAGCCAAGTCCACCGCTGATCAGGCTGAAGACTTGCTCGCGGCTAGCATGATCAAGGGGTCGAAGGAGGGCGCGATTGATATCCTCAATGCTTATAACAGTAAACTTTCCGCCCACTTGGGCAACCTCCCCGCCATCTTCATTCCGGCTGCCACCCGTTCTGGGTCGGCAACTTACGGAGCCGTCTACAATCAACTGAAGCAAGACCCCGACGTTTCCGAGGAGGATGCCCATGACAGGGCGCTCGGAGCCATGCTCATGGCGGGCACGTTCACTGGAGTTCTCACGGCGGGGTTCTCTACTATCGGGCGCGGGGGTATGGAGGACGCCCTGCTCAAGGGTCTCAGCTACAAGCAGATGAAAAGAGCGGGTGAGGAGATCACAGGCAAACTGGGGGGTGACTTCTTGAGCGCAGCGCAGAAAGCGATCAAGACGACGATGAAGAAATACTCATTTGGTGGGGTCAAGGGGCTGGCCAAAAGTGTATTCGACGAGGGCATCGAGGAGAGCATCGACGAGTTCGTCAACGGGCTTGTTACTGACGCGGCTCTGCACGAGGACACCCCCATGCTGGAGCGTCTCCAGCAGACTTGGCACGCGTTCGTCTTGGGCGGGATTATGGGCGGGGCCGTGCCCCTCGTCCAAAAAACCTTCCGCGCCCTGCAACCAGACGTTCTACGGGAACGGGAAAAGACTTCATTCTACGAAGATGTTCTGGAGGAGATGTCCGCAGATCTTACCGCGAACGGTGCTCCGTTAACTGCACAATATGTTAACATGGTAGTGTCCGACATGCGGCGGAAAGACGCACGGGCATCCGTGGTCCCGTCTCTTGAAGAACAGGAGGCCGAGCTTGGGAGGGGGGAGCCGGAAGCCACCGGAGAAGGAACACAACTCCCGTCCGGCATAACACCGGACCCAGAAATGGAGGCGTTGCTTGAGGAGAAAGTCAACCCCGACTCCGCCGCAAGGGCCGTGAACAATGTTCTCGGCAGCAGCGTTCCGGCTGTTGCTGGGGCTGACCCGACGACCGTGGAGTCCAAGGGGAACCTGATGCACCAACTGGAGTTGCCGATTCAGGAAGCTGGCGCACTCGAAAACTCGGACCACCAAGCGGTGCGTAATTTAATTCCTCGCCGCACCGAAGGCGTGGAGCCTGACGTATTTGAAGGAACCCGCCCGCCTAAAAAGAAAACCATCATCAACCCCGCCCGCGCCGAAGAGGCCGAGGCGATTGAAGTCGGGTTCAGGGAAACTGTCCGGCAGATCGACGAGGCCGAGGCCCTCTACAAGAAGATGGATCAACAGGTGGCGGGGGCTGAAGTCGCTGGCGAATCCTCCGTCCGACGGGCGCTGGAGCAGCGGGTCCGTGAGGGCAAGGCCGTAAGCCCAGAACAAGCTACCGAGTTAAGGGGCGAGGCATTCAAGGACCGCGTCCTCGCCTTGAAAGACCTCAAGGTTGAACAGACAGTAGAACTGGAGGAGGTAACCGAAGACCCGTCCGTGGTATCTCGCGTTGAGGCTCTTATCGAAGGGGGCTACCCGCATATGTTGACCGCCGCCAAGCTCAGGAAGCTGGGTGTTCCCATCACTGAGCAGACAACGTCTGCGGCTTTCCTTCGTTCTGCCAATGACCGGATAGCTTCAGAGGTAGAGGCGCGGTTCCCAAGAATCCCTGTGACCCCCCCAGAAGGCGGGATGGCTCTCGACTCGGCATACGGTCGCGGGAAGGTATTCTTGGACAGGGTCGGTCGCGGACAGTTCAACAACGACCCACTCACCATGCTCAGTCTCCTTGAGACGGGCGCTCCCATTGTTGTCGATCCGGCCCATTTGGATTCCCCGACCCTGAACCCCGCGTTCAGGTTCGCTCGTGTCGGTGACAACGTGGTCGTGTCCGACATCATGGTCCCCGAGTCCGGTGGCCTCGTGTCCGCGCTCACCCCCACAGACCGCGCTCTGGTTCTCCAGCCGGACTACACACGGGTTGTCAGTTTAGTCGAGCGGGTGCTCACGCTACGCGACGAAGGGTTAAGGGAGCCGGATGCGATGATCGACTCTCCGTTTGAGCCGAACACGCAAATGACCGCGCAAGAAGTCCTGACCCAACTGGAAGAAGGAGTCGGTATTGATAAGTTTGTCGCCCCCAACACTGGGGAACTCGCCCCTGAATTTGCTGAATCCGCCCAGATAGAGTTACGTCTCAGGGCGCAGGAAGCGTTGTTCACTGACGGCAAGGTGTCTCTCGTTGGGCTTGGCCGAGAAGTTGCCGACACTTACATGGCCGAGCAGACGGCCCGCCTCAAGCACTCCAAGGAGTCGTTCGTGGCGTCGGTGTCGGTGAACGAAGCTGCTAACCTTCAAGCAGACCCCGACTATAACGCGGCATCTGAAGTTGAAGATACCTACACCCCATTCCCAGAGAACGCCCCACCACCATTCCCCGAGTCGGGCATATCCAATCTCCTCAACGAGGCCCACGCCGACGCGGTCGCGGCCTTGGACGGGGATTCCAACCTGCGGCAGAGCGTAGTCCTCCTCGTCCAGAACGAAGTGTTCAACACCTCGTCTATTGATTTCAACAGGACTTCTACCAAAAGACTGTGGAGTTACGTTGTCCAGTGGATGGCGCAGGGGAACCACAAGACGAGTCCGGCCAGCATTGAATTCCAGAAAGCCCTGAAAGGGCGGCGGTTTGAAATGGGTAATCCCGTCAGGGAGGCTCTGCAACTAATGGCGTTGTCCTCTGCGTCCGTGGAAGGGACGCCCAAGACCGACGCAGCTTACCGTGCGTTCCTCCGCGACAAAATCCGTGGCCTCAAGGGCGGTGCCGAACCGTCAGATGCGGAAGTATTTTCGTTCCATAACTATGTTCGTGGGTCCGTCGGGGCGTTGCTGCTCCGGTCGCAGCCCTCGGGCATGAGCAAGGCCCATGACCAGAAGATTAATAAGAAGGCCATCGCCGCCTTGGGCCTGAAAGACGGAGACCCCGAGTCCATAATTGAGGCCCTAGAACGGATCGTCGGCGTGTCCGACCGCGCCCAAAAGGAATACGACTCCCATCTCGTGTCCATCGCACGACTGCTGCTCCAGTCACCCGACTTCATCAGGAGCATTGAGTTGTCGATTGACGAGACCGACCTGAACTACGCTGGGAAGTTCGACACATTGACTGACGGCACCCCTGCTATCTCAATAAACATTAACGGACATAACCCGAGGGGAGTGGCCGACACGCTCGTCCACGAGTTGATCCACGCGTATGTGACTGGCGTCACCAGAAAGCCAGCCGCCACGCAGACACGCCAAGAGACCGCCGCGATTGGTGTGCTGGAGGGGGTGATCGCCGACATTCGAGCAGACTACAAGGCGATGTCGAACCAAGAAACAACGCCCGCTATCTTTTCAACTCGCAGTGTTCCCGACATGGGGGTCTATAAGTATCACGACACCCGTGTATATGATGCCCTCACCAACGTGGACGAGTTCGTCGCACACTTTCTTACGTCTGAGGACTTCCAGAAGTTCGTCAAGACCATGCTGGCCGACAGGGCAGCCCCAGCACTATACAGCAGATTTGAACAAGTCATCGCTGCCATCCGCGCCTTTTTTCGCGGGACGAATCCTGAATTCGACTCGGCGTTCTCTGCCGTTCTGGATCTGTCGCATTCTTCTATTCTGGCAGCGGGTGCGAGACGCCGCAGCAGGCGCAAACTGATTAGTGTGGAGGAGTTTCTTAACTTGCCAAACAAGGAGTCCCGCACCGCGAAGGACTTCGTCGCGGACAGCGTCTTTCCGACGGACCCCGCCACCACCAGCACGGCCCCCAAGGAGCCAGTGACGGTTGACGCCATCGTTGGCAAGGTTGCGGAAGATGTCTCCCGTTCACAGCAGGAAGCAGTGAGACTTTCTTCCGGCGTGCAGGGGGCCACCGGAGTTGACGTTGGTGCCCAGCAACGCGGGCAGGAAAACGTGGAGCGACTCCTGTCACTCATCAGAAACCGCGTCGTGCCACCCGAGATGCGTATGGAGGTTGATACCAGCAAGCGGTCGGTGGACGCGGACGGGAACATGGTCGTCCCGCCGATGATGTCCGTGGACTCTAATACTGGAACCTTGGTCGTGAACCCATTGGAACTGGGTGGGTTGTTGAAAGAACTTCAGGCTATGAACGGGGGCAGGCCCCTCTCCATTCGGACTCAGATGAACATCACCGCCGTGATTGCGAACGAGGAGATCGCACACGCGGCCTCGGTAGCCACGATCACGAAGGCCGAGCGGGACGAACTTATCAATGGAATGACCTTCGCCGACGCCGAGGAGACCGTGAGCAACTACGGCGACGAGGGCAACGTAGGCAACAGGGAGCGTCTCCTTGAAGGGTGGCGGAACGGAGACCCCGCCGCGCAGCGTGAAATAGTGGAGGAGAGGCTCCGGCAATACGCCCAGAAGGTAACGAGGGGCTTCACTACCGAGGAGGAGATCGCGTTCCTACGCAGGAACCCGAACCTTGTCCAACAAATCATCCGTTACTTCCAACGGTTCCTGAAGAAGCTCGGCTACTACAGGTCTCGCCGCGACATAAGCCCCCAGATGAGGACGGCGGTTGACCGTATGGTGAATGAGATCAGGGCGCTGGAGGCGGGTTACCGACACTCCACAAACCTCAAGCCGTTCGACCCGAACAACCCCGAGACTGTCATCGAGCAGTTCAGGAAGCAGGTGAACATGAACAAGCCCATCGAGCGGGCCGATGAGCCGAGGGAAGCCGAACCTGCACTGGCTTCAGGGATCACGGTTCAGGTTCCAGCGGACGCGGGCAACATTCTCGACGGGCGCAACTGGGAGAAGATCGGCCCGCAGCTAGGCTCCAACATGGGTGGCCTGTATGAGGACAGGGACACGGGCAAGAAATACTACTTCAAGGAAAGCCAATCACCGGAACACGCCCGCAACGAGGTGCTGGCCACGGTCCTATACGAGACCGCAGGCGCGAATATCCTCCCGCTCCGCCTGACAACGGGCAAGAATGAAGCGGGGCAGGACGTTCTGGGGACGGCCTCCGAGTGGCAGGAAGACCTCACCGAGTTCAACCCACAAGATCCGGCCATGCGTAAGGCGGCCTACCCTGACTTCGCGATCCACGCTTGGCTTGCCAACTGGGACGTAGTCGGGCTGGAGTATGACAACCTCATGGTTGACGGTGAAGGGCGCGTGGTTCATGTGGACACGGGTGGCGCACTTGAGTTCAGGGCGCAGGGCGAACCGAAGGGCGGTGCTTGGAACGAGGAGGGTTCTGAATTTGATACGCTCCGTGAGAGAGGGACGGCGGCGGAGGTGTTCGACGACATGACCGCCAGCGACTTGCAGAATAGCGCGGCCCCGCTACGCAACATGACTCGCGAGACGATCCAGTCGGCAGTCGAGAGCGTCATGGGAGTGAGTGCCGAGAGCACCGAGATGGCCGACACCCTTATCGCGAGACGCGATAATATACTTAACGTGCCCTACGAACAAGAGGCCCTTGCGTCAGGGATCACGGTTCCCCCCATCACGGTCAGTAACTTTGAGTTCGACGGTGTCTTCCCTGAAGACCTTGAATACCTGCGGACAAACGATGGTAAATTCAAAGGTGCTCCGCCACGCGTCACAACAGAAGAGGACGTTGAGAAGCTGGAAGAACAGGTAAAGAAGCTCGCTGTCGAAGGTGCCGTTGGCCGCTACTGGTATGAAGATGCCGCCGAGAAGATCCTCGAAATAACCAACGGCGACGTTGTCGAGGCCGAGAAGTTAATCGCCCTGTTAGCTATCTACTCCCCGCAAACTGGAGTAGAAGTGAACACTTACTTTGCTGTTCGGGCCTACGAGCAACACGCTAACAACGTCTCGCGTAGAGATTTCTCTGTAAAAACCGCCGTTCAAGATAACAAAGCCCGCGCTGTTCTTTACGACAACAGGGATTGGACCGGAAGAAAAACGGACAATTTCTACAAGAACATCATGTTCCACATCGTGCAACAAGCGACACCGGAACAACTGAGATCCATGCGGATTGACACCGCGTTCTTGGAAAAAATCCAACAGCCCGTCACCGTGGACATGTGGGTCTACAGGGCCATGGGGTATGACACCATTGGGCTGACCGACGAGAAAGGGAAAGGGGCGTTCGGGTTTTCCGAGAAGATGATCAACCGCCTCACCTACTCCTTGAATCAAAGCCTTGCGGAAGGGGAACCCCGATACGAGGCCCACCAAGTGCAGGCCATGGTATGGACTGCGATCAAGGCCCGCTCCGAGCAGAAGGAAGTTAAGCAGAAGACGGAAGCAGAGAGCATCGCGGAAGGGGACATGGTGCGCGAACGGGGCGCGGGAGGGCAACTACAGCGTTCGTTCCCCGACAAAGATGCCGAGCGCAGGCACCAGCGGCGTTGGACCGAAAACGCATTGGCCGCCACCGGAGTTGACTTCGTGGAAGCCTCCCGCTCTTTTGACTACTTTGTCAACACGATGGGGATGCTGGCAACGTGGGAGGTGATTGCGTCTACAGAAACGGAGGTAGGAAAACGATTAGACGCCATGTCTTTTGACGAGAAGCTATCGTTCACTGCACAGGCGATGGAGCTTATCGTGGACCCCACGACTGGTGAAGACCTCCTCGCAAAGGAACTGGGCATCGCCATCTCCACAGCGAAAATATCCACGGGAGGCTACGCAGGCGGCGTGACCCCGAACGTATTGTCCACCCTTTACCCCAATAAACCAGCGGGGACTTATGATGACGATGCCATCCGCGCTTACGCACGGGCGCTCCAGTTTATCTTTACCCAAGACGCCGTGCCGTGGGCTAGGTTCATTAAGAAGACGAAGCAGGATGTCCACTACAGGGTAGTGAACAAGGATACAGGGGCCATACGGAAGTTTGACACGCAGGAAAAGGCTGAAGAATACGCCGCCGACATAGGTAAAGAGAAAGTCGTTTACAAGGTTAAGAACCAGAACGGCAAAGTATTAAGGAACTTCAAAACCCGCGAGGAAGCGGACACGTTCGCAGCCAACAAGGCGGAGTATTCTGTAGAACGAGTAGCCACCACCAAGGGGGAGTTCGTTGTCGAAGGAAGCGAGCAATCCGCAGGAGTTAAGTTGGAATTTGCTAACGATCTTAACGCGCAAGACTTGCAAGACATACAAGAGAGGCTCGGCAAGATCCACTCTGACTACGGGTTCACTCAGATATCTGCCAATGAAATCATTGTAGTTAATTACAAGATGGACTACATGAACATGCTTCCTGTGTTGACAGACGCGGAATGGGATGCTAAAATAATTGGAGAATTTGGTAATGAAACAGAACAAGAATACTTCACAACCGTCGGAGAATACGGATACCACGACTGGGCGTCCGACCCTGAAGGAGCTTCTATCCTCGAAACCAGTCCCCGATTCACACCCGATGTTCAAACGTGGGTTCGTGATCGGCGGGAGAGGTTTCAGCGGATCACGCCCCAGCCCGAAGAAGGAAGAAAGCTAGCTTCGGGCATTACGCCGGAAAGAGTTGGCGAACAAATAGCCTCCGGCATTACCGCCTCCTCCACTGACCTCGATGCGTTCACTTGGGAGGATGTAGAACTTACAGCGGAGCAGACCAAGGAACTGAAAGAGGTTCAGGTCGAACACGCCCGCATCCTTTCCGC